TCCCAGCCATCCCCATTCTTTGTGATCGTCCCGTCCTGTTTTGCGACCGCGAATAGCTCCTGAGCCTTGCGTTTCGAGCATGCCACAGACGCTATAATATGGTCGATGCAGGTACCATAACCACCCCCTTTGGGCCAATCTGGGATAGCCCTTTCGATGGTCACCTCTGGCCTGCCCCTGCCCGTATTCTCAGGCCCGTTAGACTCCTCCCAAGCCATCCACTCCTCTGCGTGCTTCAGCCAAACATGGGTAGCGTACTTACTGGCATGTACGTCAGTGTCAGCTTGCGGCCACGGGATTGCGGCACGGGAACCCCGCTTGGGGAAGGACAGCTTAAAATGCCCTTCCTTGACCGCCTGAAGGTACACCACGGCCCTTGCCCAATTGGTAAGCTCGCTTGACCCTATCCCGGCGTAGGCGAGATCGTAGAGGATCGTAGACCCCTGCCCCTCCTTGGGTGGCTTGGGGGTGTGATGCATTACCATCCATGTCACACCCGTCGCCACACTGATCGGGTTCAGGCAATGCCGCAGGAACATGGTCATGTTCTCTTGGGCCAGCGCATCCCCTCCCATGAAGGACAGGAGCGGATCGATCCAGCACAGGTCAGGACGGTGCAGCCCGATGAGGGACGCTGCCATCTTGGCGAACTCCGGTCCCGTCTTGGTGCAGTCGCGGACGATGACCACGTTGTCCAGAATCTGCTTGGTCTCATCCTCGTTCAGGTTGAGCGTACCCTTGAGGTGGCGCAGCACACCTTGAGCCATTTCAGCCACGTCGCCCAGATCGTTCTCGGCTTGGATGAGTAGGCTACGCAGCGGCTTCTTGGGCGAGATGCCAAGGAAGCTTCTGCCTAGCGCCCACGTCATCATGGCCTGTAAGCACAGCGTTGACTTGCCTAAGCCCGACCCGCCAACCCACAGGCACGACCCGCCCTTGCATAACCAGCGGTTGCCTAACAGGCAGTCGTTGTCCGAGCCGGCATCGAAGTTGAGGATGTCATCCCACGGCGTGGGCTGCGGAAGGTTCATGGTCTCCATGTGTGCCTTCCACTCGCTCCACCCCGACCTGCCCGTGTTGGATGCGAGCAGCGCCTGATGACCGTTCTTCAGCTTGCGTGGCGCCCCGGGGAGGCGGGACAGTCTGGACGCATCCTTGTTCTTGGGATCGATATCGAACTGCGCCATCTTGGAATACAGGTAGGCAACGCGCTCGGCATACTCCTGTGCGTTCTTTGCGTCCACCTTGACCCAAGCATGGACCGAGCGGTGACCCGAATGGATGATGACCGAACAGGGCAACTCGAGCGTGTTTACGATCGCCCACTGCTCTTCCATGGTGCCGCTATCAAACTCAATCAGGGCATGCCTGAAATCCTTTACGTCCTCTGCCTTGCGGGACTCGCCCACGGGATTGATGCAGACGTACGCGCCGACGTACGCATCCGGTAGCTCGACACCGGCATGGAACTTATGCAGCCACTCCTCCCGGGTCATGATGGTTCCCTTGCCGTTGGGGCGCTCGCCATCCTCATGCCCGACCGCACCCACGATGCAGATTCGTTCCCCCTCCCTGAATGCGGTCAATAGAAACTTGCGGACGTCATCGGAGTTGTCCGACGGTTTGGGGCAAGGCTCAATCTCGATCTTGAGCGGCTTGAATGGATTGATGTAGCTATGCGGCGTGATCGGCTGGCGGGCGCCGCGCCTGAATGCCGACGTGATCGCCGCCCGGATCTCGCTCTCCTTCAGCCCGCTTGACTCGGCCGCCGGCGACAGCTTCGCCATCGCCTCGGCCTCGGTGCCGCCGGCGTCCCGGATTTGTTGTGCGGCGAGGAATAGCTCTTGGTTACGTTCGCCTTCCTGCGCCCCGTTACGGATGAATTGCTCTGTTCTGCTTGGTAGTTTCATTGGTGTTTCCTTTCTTTATTTGTTTCTCCGACATCATGTGTGCGTTCGTTTACATGTCATTTGAAAAGCATGCCGGTGATTCAAGGGGTGAACACACCTTCAGGAGGACAACCCGTCGCAGGATCTCCCTGCGCACCACTCCGGCATTAAATTATCCATTCAACTCCACCGCCTTCTTGGCCGCCTCGACGATGTCTTGGGCGGTGATATAACGCAGCGCGTTACACCAGTATTGCGTACCCTTGGTCTTGTTGGTCGCATCCTTGCACATCTGCTGCGGCAAGCCCGCATGTGGGCGGCACGGGCTATGCGGGCAGGTGTCAGGCTTGAACACCGACACGTTGCGCGGGTAGTAGGTCATACGATCATCAGGATGGTAGCTGCCCCATAGGGACACACATGGCGTGTCCAAGCCGGCAGCGACGTGATTGATCGAACTGTCCGGCGCCACGACGAAATCCGCATTGCTCACGATCGGGAACAGCGAGCGGAACTGCTTGGTCGAATTGAAAAGGTCGATCACTCTTGGATGGTCTACCTTGAAGTTATTGCTATTGTCCAGCCCGATGATGACAGCCTTGTGGTTCGGGAAAGCCTCGAGCAATGCCAGCACGGCTTCCTGTCCTTGCTTGGGAGGGTAGGTGCGGGTCGGCCCGGAACTGCTGACGTGGTAGGCGAAGAAATCTCCCTTGATCGGCCACTTGCCCATCTCGGTCAATTCCTTGTGATCCGGCTCGATCAGGTACAGGTGCGGACGTTTATACTTTGGATCTACGTCTCCGGCATTCATCCAAGTGTAAATGCGGTCATAACAGTTGCCCGGTCCGGTGCCAAGCTTGGTGTCTCCCACCTGCCCGCTGAACAGGTCGTCGGTCGGGACGTGCGCGTCATACGAATCCCACGCCTCTAGCGTTGCCGGAAGGGGAAGAAGTCTGGCGCCTAGTCCTGCATATAGTGTCAGGTTGCGTGCGGGTGCGTATACATCCACAACCCCTCCCGACTCCTGCACCAAATAATGCACGATCGCGGTGGTGATGATCGCGTCACCGATCGCCCCGGCACGGTACACGGCGGTTGCCCCTCCGGTCGAGCGGCCCGGGTAGTACGGCTTGATCTTGTGCGGACACGGCACCGACGTCTTGAATAGCTCGCCCGTCAGTTCGTCGGGAAGCATGTAAGTCGTGCGCGGCCAGAGGTTATTGTCATCGATGCGATGAACACCGGGTGTTTCGTTCTTCCATAATTTCATGGTTTGATATCCTCCCTAAACGTATTTAGCCCGCCAGTTGTTTTTCTGGGCATACTGGACCGAGCGCCTGTCGCACTTCCAAGCACGGGCAATCGCACTGATGCTCATGCCCATGAGGTGCTGCTGCTGCCATACGGCGTAGCGACGGGCTACGGTTTCTGGAAGCTTGTTGCCCTTGACTGATCTGTCCACCTTGAGGTCGTCGGGTATGACCGGCTCTTCCGGCTTGCCTGCTACCGCAAGCATGATGTCCTCAAGGCGTTTCCTTGTGACGAATAATTCCTGCTTGATGGCGACCAGCGTCGCCTCCATCAATGTTAGCCTCTCAGCTAGAACCTGTTCGCTTTCTTTCGTGTTCATCTCTTTGGATTTCCTTTGCTATGAGGAGCGACGCATCCACCTGCGCGATGATCGCCCTTAGTTTGTTTATCATCAGGTGGTCTGCCTCATCCCTGCGCTTTGCCAGTTTGCGCCGGGATGATGACAGCATGTCCACCAACCAATCGATCTTCTGGCTCAAGACGTGCGGATGCGAAAGGTTTTCGGATATCGCCGGCTCGGCTTGCTCTTCCCTGCGGCGGATAGCGCGATCGCCAACACCTGACTACGGGATCGCGGCTTGCCGCCGGCACCCCGGGCGCTGCCCTTCTTGCGATTGTCCGCCATTAGTTCCTTGATGTTCTTACCTACGTTCTTACCTAGTGGCATGGTCTACCTCCTTATGCTGTTTCTTCCCCCACGACTCCGTCGAACGGTTGCTCTTCGGCGTGGAAGGTTTTCGTTTGTACCCTAAGCCATGTGGGTTTGGCAAGGGAATTCTTTCCGGTGAAAGACGTCTCCTTGAACATGACGTTGTTGCCCGGAACGCAAGCGATGCGGCCGTTGGCAAGTTCGATGAAGTGATGCGATTTTGTTTGGCTAGGCTCCATGCTATAAGCGTCACCGTAAGGCTCGGCCGTTAACATGTACGATCCCTGCATCCAAGCCTGCCGTGACGCCAGCCACACCTGACAGTCCAGTTCGCGCAGGTAGTCATACTCGATCGTGGTAAAGTTCCAGCCGAAACAATCCCAGCGTTGCGCGTCGCCCAAGGTCCACGGCTCTTCCGTTCCGCCCGGGAATGCGAGCGCATGCAGGGGCAGCCCACGGTACAGGGCGCCGCACTTGAGCATGACGGTGCATCCCCAAGCCCGGTGCGGCACCGAGTATAGCCCGAACCAGACCGCATCTTCCCATCCATGCTCCTTGCCTTGAGAGCAGAACTGGCGGTCCACCATGACGTACTGGTGGCGCGGTAGGTTTGCGGCGAAGGTCATTTACGGTCCATCCACATTGCCAATAGCGCAACGCCAATGGCGAACATAAGCATTTCGTTTGGTCCTATATCAATCATGTAGTTTTAACTCCGATAGGGGTTTGAGATTGGCGTGCGGCACAAAGAAGCAGGGCGGGTGCTGGCTAAACCTGTACTCATCCTTCTTACCATCCTCGGCATGAATCCATCCATGAATCGTATAGTCCGGGCAGCGGCCGGATACCGAGACCACGATCCCGGTGTCGTCCGGTCGGATCTTGAGATCCTTCCGGCTCGACCACCGTACCTCTAGGTTCGTGTTCTCGATGTCAGGCACATGAAACGTGTTGACCCCGAATCCCCAATAGATCCCCAGCGTCTTGGCAACCGCAAGCTCGGCGTGCGCGGCTTCGATATGGTATCCCCATAGCTCGCCCACCACCTTCTCGGGGAAGCGTGGGTTACGGCGCATATAGCTCGCTTCCGCATTCCTGCGCATGCCAACGTATCCTGCAACCAGAATCTCGTTGGCGTTGAGCGTGACGTTTATCTCCATGCCGGCCCCGTGATCCACGCCACCAGCGCCCATCGCGTGCCGAGCAGTGGTGCCTTGGCCTTGTGCTTGATCCATGTCGGAAAGAAGTTGGCCGATCCTTGGTGCTTTGATTTCTCCACTCCATGCCAATCCGCCTCGACGCACAGACCACCGCCAACGTACTCCTCTGGCCGTGATAAGTTAATAACGCAAGTCAGCTTGCGGTCGCTGCCGTCAAAAGTATCATAGTGGGCAGCAAACCTTTGGAGCGGACGGTACCTAAGCACCTGCAACTGTTGCATGTCCGATATGTCGAACCTGTAGTGTTCCTTGTTAACCTCGGATACAACCGCTGCCAGATAATTATATACCCACTGGAAGTGCGGCGACTTGGGCAGCCAGCATGACGCGCAGGTGCGGGTTCGGCTTGTCACCCGGCTGCCGTCCTTGGCAAGCACGGGCGCCCGGGTCATGCCGATAATCTCTGCGTCGCGGATAATCATCTCGCACTGCGAGCGGGTGAATACCTCTGGGACCGTTACGGCCGTCAGGATCTTTTGCTTAAACGTTTTTTCTGTTTGCATTTGTTCTTCCTTTCAACGTACTCAGTCAGAAGCTGCTTGAGTGCAATGCCGGCGAGTTCATCACGGTTATACTTAATCATGTTAAAACCGAATGCTGCCAGCTTATCTGCGGTAACTTCATCAATGTCGAATTTCATTTCGACCATCTTGACCTCACGCTCGCCCAGAAACTTTATCTGTCCCAGTTTGTCCATTGTCTACGCTCCTCTCTGATCCTGTCGAATAGCCAAAATAGAAACGCCACGGCAGCCAAGACAAGCGATAGCGCAACTGAAAACGCAATAATCAGCGCTGCAATGTTTACAGTCATCTCGAGTATGGTTTTAATTAGTTCCATGATTCTTCTTTATTACACGATTGAGGGTTGCTTGGTCAATATCTATCCCGGCCACCTTGCACCAGAATAGGATCACGCCATTGGAGAAATCGTCCACAAGCTTCCTGACAGACTCAACTCGGCGGTAGCAGTTGCAGTCCCTGACGTTCTTGCTTCTTGCTCCTGTGGGTTGTATCCCATTCAGGATGCCTCGTCTCTGTAGCATCCTTATGTCGTCAATTGCTCGGATGACTATCTCCCCGGCAAGCTGCTGGATTCTTGCGTCGTAATCCCCGGATGTTAATTGCGTCGAGACCATTTCTTTTTGTTCTTTCCTGAGCGGTCCTGACACCAGACCGCATACATGTTCCATAATTCTGCCGCATCCCTAGCGGCATCCTTTGTGTCAAACTCATCCTCGATCGATGGCAATCCGTTGGGCGGCACAGCGCCCCATAGTCTCGGACCTATCGGTTTCCCCATCAGGGTCTCAAGTTTGTACTTACCGTTGGCCTGAACCACGCGCACCGGGGTCATCGTATCTCTTCCTCAAGCTTCTTAATGTCCGCCTCAATCTGCGTCCTAAGCTTGCCCATGTCGTTCGACTGTCCGGCATAGTGGATCATGTATGCGTCATGGTAGCGGTTGAGACCGAAGTGCTGCTCGACGCTGGTCATGCAATTGTAGACCGGGTCAAGTTCCTGAAGGTCCAGATCACATAGGTGCGCCATGATGTTCATCCATGTCTGTTCGGCAAAGTGGTTGGGAAACAAGCCGATGGGCGGCTGGGCGAATATCCCGGCCACTTCTTTTGTTGCCACAAATACCCCGGTGTTGACATAGAATCTCGGATCAATCTTGTAGCCAAAAGCTTTCGCTAGGGCAGCCATCCCCGGCTTGCGGTCGAGATATGACCCCTCGTCGAAAGCGCAGAACTTCTCGACATCCTTGGAGATGTCCGGGCAATCCAGCGCAACCAACACATCAGCGTCAAGAAAGGTTACGACATCGTAGCCCTTGGTCGTCATGAGGTGCGGGATGATCAGCTTGCTGTACTGTACCGGGTGCGCCAGCGGCTTCTCGATGGAAATAAAGTCCTGTTCATGTCTGCGGCAATACTCCTCCATGCGCGGCTTGGTAAGCTTGAGAACCTCCAGCCAATCGTCACCGAAAGCCTGAGTAAGTACGACCTTCTTCATACCATCTCACAAAGCTGGTAGTCAGCTTCTTCCAGCAGGAGTTGCGTCGCAAACTCCCTAAGATTCTCATCATCCTTAATCTGTTTGCCGTCGATCATGACCTCGATCCTAGATAGATCCATGTCATAAGGCACGTCGGCCATATAATGCTCACGGTGGCCCTGCGGCCCGATGTCAACCCGGTGTGTCTTATAGATCACGTCCGCAAAAGCCGTGGCCTCCTTGCCTCCCCAGATAAATGTTACGGTTATGTCCTCCAGTTTCTTCATAGTCTTGGTACCTCTTTCTTTACTTGCGCCCAACAAAACAAGGCTCGGACGACCGCCCTCTCTAGGTGGTCCATTGCATCCTCGCCTTCCCCGTCGGGCATTGG